GATATTGATAGGGGAAAGGCAAAGGGGACAACAGGTGTAGGTATAGTTACAACGACAGGGACATCAACAAATATAACTGGATATGGAACAACCACCAATAGTTTCTATGAGACATCTAACTTTATTCAGGTGCCTGAATCTGTAATTGGTATAGAGAAAATATTTAAATTTGATATGAGTGCGATATCAGGTGGTATGTTTAGTATTAAATATCAACTCTTTTTGAATGATTTGTATTATTTTAACTCAGTTGAATTATTGCAATATGCGATGGTAAAATCATATCTTGAGGACATAGATTTTCTTTTAACCACAGAGGCACAAGTAAGATTTAATAAAAGACAGGACAGGTTATATCTAGATATTGATTATGATGGAATTAATGTTGGAGATTTTATAGTTATCGACTGCCATCGAATACTTGATCCCAACACATTCACACAAATTTTTAATGATAGTTTCTTAAAAAGATATCTAACTTCATTGATAAAAAGGCAATGGGGACAAAATTTAATTAAATTTAAAGGAGTTAAACTACCTGGTGGTATTGAATTAAATGGTCGTGAAATATACGATGATGCTTTAAGAGAAATGATGATGATCAAAGAAGAAATGAGTTCAACATATGAACTTCCACCCCTAGACTTTATTGGATAATGGCTTTAAATCCCTTCTTCTTACAAGGATCATCAAGTGAACAGAGACTAGTTCAGGATCTGATAAATGAGCAATTGAAAATTTATGGTGTTGAGGTCACTTATATTCCTAGAAAGTTTGTAAATCGGAGCACTGTATTTCAAGAGATAGAAGCTTCAAAATTTGATGATAATTATCTTATAGAAGCATATGTTAATACATGGGATGGATATAGCGGTGCTGGAGATGTACTAACTAAATTTGGTATGAGTTTAAGAGATGAGTTGCAATTAGTCATCTCTAAAGAAAGGTTTGAAGATTTTATTGCTCCATTTTTAAGTCAGGAGGATCCTGATGAGATCGGTGCTGCTATATTGAGACCTCGTGAAGGAGATTTAGTTTTCTTTCCTTTAGGTGGTAGACTTTTTGAAGTTAAATTTGTTGAACATGAGGTTCCATTTTACCAATTGGGTAATACATACGTTTACGAATTACAATGTGAATTATTTGAATACAATGATGAAACTCTTGATACAGGTATTGATGAGATTGATAGTAAGATTGAAGATATTGGTACGATAACAGACTTAACAATGTATGGTGGTGGAACTACTGCGACTGCTACTGCAACTATTGGAACTGGGTATATTCAGAATATATCACTTTTAAATGATGGTTCAGGATTTACGAGTACACCCACCATTGCTATTTCTACTGCTCCAAGTGGAGGAACAAATGCAACTGCTATTGGAATATTAACGACTAGAAATTTTGTTACTTCTATAGAAGAGATTGTCCTCACAAACGCTGGTGCAGGATACACTGTTGCTCCTGTGATTACAATATCTGGTGGTGGAGGAGTCGGTGCAGCTGCGACAGCTATCATAAGAACTGATGGTAAAAAGGGAATCGTATCAATTAATATGACTAACTCTGGTGGTGTCGGATACTCAACTGTTCCAAATGTTCTTATTACTGCACCATCATTATCACCTCAATTACCCGCATCACTACGTGCACAGGTTAGTGCTGCTGGAACAGTAACTCCATTATTAATTCAAGATGCTGGTGCAGGATTCTTCTCTCCACCAACAATAACACTTAGTGCACCTTCAACTGCAACAGGAAGCGGAAGTTACTTATTCAACGAACTTGTTGTTGGTTCTAATTCTAACACTCAAGCGAGAGTTAAAAATTGGGATCTTGATACAAAGGTATTAAGAGTTGGTATTCAAACAGGAATATTCTTTAGTGGTGAAAGAGTAACTGGTCAAACCTCTGGAACAAATTATACAATAAATGTTGCAGCAGCAAATACAGAAAGCGATAAATATGATCATAGTGCAGAGATTGAGGACGAAGCGGATCAAATTCTTGATTTCTCTGAGTCAAATCCATTTGGTTTATACTAATGTTAGGAACTTATTACTACCACGAAATAATTAGAAAAACGATCATAGCGTTCGGAACGTTGTTCAACAATATGATTGTAAAACATCAAGATGCTAATGGAACAGTTGTAGATGAAAAAAGAGTTCCTCTTGCATATGGTCCTGCTGCAAAATTTATTGCGAGATTAGATCAACAACCAGATTTAAATAAAATGGTTGCGATTACTCTTCCCAGAATGTCTTTTGAGATGACTTCAATAGCATATGATTCTAGTAGAAAGGCAGGTATCACACAAACATTCAAGGCAGTAGGAAATGATGATAAACTTAAAAGAGTTTTCCTTCCTGTCCCATATAACATTGGATTTGAATTAAGTTTACTTACAAAATTAAATGATGATGCTTTACAAGTTGTTGAACAGATTTTACCATATTTCCAACCATCATTTAGTGTTACAATTGATTTAATATCATCAATAGGAGAGAAGAGAGATGTACCTATAACTCTTCAAAATGTAACTTTTCAAGATGATTACGAAGGTGATTTTTCAACAAGAAGAGCGTTAATTTATACTTTTCAATTTGTTGCTAAGACTTATCTTTATGGTCCTATCACAGAGAATCCAGAGGGTCTTATCAAGAAAGTTATTGTTGATCAATATGCGAGTGTTGATACGGTGAATGCAAAGAGGGAAATGAGATATACAGTTACACCAACAGCAACAAAAGATTACAATAGTGATGGTAAGATAGATAGTGCAGATCATGAAGCAATTGTTCCTGGTGATGATTTCGGATTTAGCGAAAACATTGAATACCTTGATGATTCTAGGGATCGTAGTCCAACAATAAGAACTGACATCTAATGAAAAACTATGAATCTATTGATAAAGCATTAAATATCAGTGAAACTGATATAGTGCCTACTAAGAAAGTGAATCCACCTAAAGAAGTCTCAAAGATAAATGAGATCGAAAAGGATTATGAATATACTCGTGCTAACTTGTATTCAATTATAGAAAAAGGTCAGGAAGCAATAAACGGAATAATGGAGGTTGCAGGTGAGAGTGCAAGTCCAAGAGCATATGAAGTAGCAGGTCAATTAATCAAATCAGTTGCCGACACCACTGATAAATTGATGGATCTTCAGAAAAAAATTAAAGATGTAAATGAAGATGCTCCGAAAACAAATAATGTGACTAACAACGCCTTATTTGTAGGGTCAACCTCTGAACTTTCAAAAATGCTAAAAAAAGGGTTTCTAAATAATAAAGAGGAAAAATAATCGCTACGATGAAGAAGTGTAAGAAAGGACACTATTATTGCTACAAAGATAGTAAATGCAAACCAATTCCAAAAGGATATCGTATTGGTCTTGGTGGATATTTACGTCGTGAGCGAGAAGATGAAACGGAGGACTCCAAAAAGAATGGTAATGGCAACGGTAACGGAAACTCTAAGTCAAATGGGAATAATGGGAATGGTTCTGGAAATGGTAACGGTGGCTCTGGCGGTAATGCTGGTGGTAATGGCTCAGGGGGTGGAGTAGGAGAAAGCGTTGAGATTCAAAATTCTGATGGAGATGTAACTGCACTTGTAACTGATATTATTGGTCCTGATCATATGAGACCAAGATTAAATGGTAAAGGAGTCTGGACAGGAACTCATATCACGGAGGTAAAATTTGGTGGATACATAGGTGGAATTACCATCAATCCAAATAAAATGAGAGATGCGTATGGGAATCCTCCATTAGTACCAGAACCACCAAAAATAAAAGAGGTTCCACTTACACCATCTCAGAATAGATTACTTGTAATGGGAAAGAAAAAAAATGTAACGGGTGATTATATAAAAGGAACACAAAAAAATTTAGATGATGGTATTGATAAAAATATACACGGTGTTGGTAAAGGTAAAAAAATTAAAAAAACATTGGGAGGTCCTGATATCAACTTAGCACATTATGAACCAGACGGTGAACTTATTGAATATACAGCGGTAATCTCTAAAGGGGCAGACATTTTTTCAAAAGCGTCAAAATATGCACCGCATATAATGACTGGACTTGGTGCATTTGGTACTTTTTTACAATCAAGAAGAGCAAAGAAGGCAAGAAAACCATACGAAAAAAGAAATGAAACATCTT